GCGATCTATCGCGACACGCAGAGCGGTCGCTACGACCTGATGTCGGCGGGCTACGCGGTCATGCCGCCGAGCCTGCACGCCAGCCAGCGGGTATACGCGTGGAAGGAAATGGACGGTGCCGAGCTGATCGCGCCGCCCACGGCGGTGGCGCCGGACTGGGTTGTCGAGCATCTGAACCGCAAAGCCACGCGGCGTGTCGAGACGCCCGGGGCAGAGGACGAGGACAGCCCGCCCGTGGAGCTCCACGGCGACGCGCTCGAACGCTGGTATGGGCGGCTCTTCGAACGCAAGCGCAACGGCAGCATCGACCGCAGCTACAGCCTCTGGTGGTTGGCGATCGTGCTGCTCGAGGCGGGTTGCCGACCAGCGTTCGTCGTGCAGCTGCTGGCCGAACGCGACGTCGCGCTGGGCTGGACGAAGTTCAGCGGTCGCCGCGATGCCCAGCGCCGCTACCGGATCATCGTGGACCGCGCCAGGTCGGGGCAGGGGCCACGCGTGCGAGTCGAACCGCAACAGGGGCAGCAGCAGACGCGGTCAGGCCTGGAGTGGTTGACCGGGAGGGAGCTGCGGGATGTGGAGGACGAGAAGATCGTGTGGTACGCGCACGGACTGGTGGGCGGCGGGCTGATCACGGAGCTGGACGGCAAGGCCAAGCAAGCGGGCAAGACGACGCTCATGCTCGCGTTGGTGCATGCCGTGGTCTACGGCGAAGAGTTCCTGGGCCAGCCGACGGCGTATACGCCGATCGTGTACCTGAGCGAGCAATCCGGCCCCAGCTTCAAACGCAACCTGTCACGGGCGGGGCTGCTGGACCGCGACGACATCCACATCCTGCTGTGGAACCGTGCCGTGGGCCGCAAGTGGCACGAGCTCGTGCAGGCGGCGCGCGACAAAGCGACGCAGGTGGGCGCGAAGCTGCTCATCATCGACACCCTGGCGCAGTTCTCGGGCATCCGCGGCGAAGACGAGAACAAGTCCGGCGCGGCGATGCAGACGATGGAGTCGCTCCAGGCAGCCACCACGGGTGGGCTGGGCGTCCTGGTGAGCCGCCATGATCGCAAGAGCGGCGGCGAAGTGGGCGATAGCGGACGCGGCTCGAGTGCCTACACGGGAGCGGTTGACGTCGTGCTGCATCTGCAGCGGTTGGCTGGTAACGAGACGGGCAAGGAGCGCCAGCGCTTGCTGGACGGCATCAGCCGTTTCGAGGAGACGCCGGACCACCTGCTGATCGAGCTGGATCCCGGCGATGCGGAACGGCCCAACGTCTACACCGTGATCGGCGACGTGGGCGAGGTGCGTCGGGCGCGGCTGCGGGTCGACATCCTCGACGCGCTGCCCGTTGGTCGAACGGCTGAAGCACCCACCTTTGAGGAGCTTCGCAAGGATCTGGTGATTCGAGACATGGACCTGCGGCGCGAGCTGAACGCGCTCATCAAGGAAGGCCTCGTGGAGGCCTTCGATCGCCCCCGCCGCTACTGTCAGGTCCGCGCCGATGATAGTTAAGCCCTCAACCGGGACTCCCGGCCTCCCAACCCTAGGCCGGAGGCCGGAGTTTTTTGTCCTGAGGGTGTCTTGATGGCCGGTTGGGGTCGCTGCCGACGCTGCCGGGCAGACATCTGGTGGGGCACCAACCCGTACGACGACAGCCGCGCCTTCCCCTTCGACGACGAGGACGAGCAGCAGTCGCACTTCGAGACGTGCGAGGCCCAGGAGTGGGTCATCGATGACGAGGGCGAGCGGCACACGGTCAGCCGCTGCCGGGCGTGCAACGCCCGCGTGTGGTGGCAGACCACGGCTCGCGGCAAGCGGCGGCCGATGGACATCGACGGCGACGAGGCGACGTGGGAGTGCCACTTCGACACGTGCGCCGGCCGCAAGGCCCACGAGCCGCAGCCGGAGCCGCCGCCGCGCCGGCCGTCGGCCGACCCGCGGGTAGCCGCGGCGCCGTACGCCATCCGTCTGTGGCTGCCCGACCTCGAGCTGACCTGGCCGACCACGCCAGCGGAGGTGACGTCCGCGTTCCGACGCCTCGCTCTTATCCACCACCCGGACATGGGCGGCTCCTCGTCGGAGTTCATCCGCATCAAGCTGGCCTACGACCGGCTCAAAGAGCTGCTGGTGCCGGCGTGAGGGGAGCCAAGCCCAAGGTGTACCCAGCGGAGCTCATAGGACGGATACGGCTGCTCTATGACGAAGGCATGTCGCAGGACGAGGTCGCAATGGCGATTGGCATGAGACAGCAATTGGTTTCCAAGATCATGCGCCGCGCACACATCCCACGACGGCCACAGATCAAGCGTGATCAGCGGGGTTCAAAGAACACATCCTGGCGCGGCGATAACGCTACGTATGCCGCATTGCACTACCGGGTGACGAATCTGCGTGGTAGCCCGCAGCACTGTGAGGAATGCGGTACGGAAGAAGCAAGCGGCTATGAGTGGGCGAGCCTGACCAAGAACTATGCCGACCCATATGACTACCGCCGACTTTGTCGCTCATGCCATTCACGGTTCGACGGAATGGTTAGGAATCTCGGGGCCTATGCCGTCCAGAAGGAGGTGCCACTCCAATGAGAGCCGTCTCGCTCTTCAGCGGAGTGGGTGGCTTTCGAGTTGGGGCTGCAGCGAGCCGGTATCCAGACGGTGCTCCAGGTGGAGATCGATCCGTGGTGCAATGCCGTGCTCGAGCGGCACTGGCCGGAGGTGAAGCGCGTTGGAGACGTACGTGAAGTCGATGCGAGCACATTCGAAAGAGGAAGCGGACACCTGGCGAGCGCAGGACCAGGCTCCGACACTGAACGGCTGGGACGAGGGCGGTGGCGAGAGCCGCTCGACGGTGCTGGTGAGCCAATCAGTCGAGGACGAGTACTTCGAGACGAGGTTTGTCAGGAACGGCCGCGGAGCTCCGTCGGAGACGGCCAGCGCGTTGAAAGCGGAAGCGGGGCAGACGGGCAAGGGGGATGCGGCCCCGATGGTGTTGACCTCGTCTACGGCGGCTTCCCGTGCCAGGACGTCAGCGTGGCCGGTCGACGGGCGGGTTTTCGGGGCGAGCGCAGCTCGCTCTGGTTTGAGTTCGCCCGGGTCGTGCAGCTGCTGCGGCCACGATGGGTCTGCGTTGAGAATGTTCCCGGACTCTTTAGCAGCAACCATGGCGCAGATTTCGGACAGATCCTCGTGGACCTGGATGGACTCGGGTACGGTGTCGCGTGGCGAGTTCTGGATGCGCGGTGGTTCGGTGTGCCCCAGCGGCGGCGGCGCGTCTTTCTTGTCGGCTGTCTTGGAGACGCGGCGCGTGCCCAGGCGGTACTGGCTGTCTGCGAAAGCTGCGGTGGGCATCCTGCGCCGCGCAAAGAAGCGGGGGAAAGCGTTGCCCCCACGCTTGATGACGGCGCTCGAAGGGCTAGCTGCGACCTCCCGCTGACGCCGATCGCCGACCAGGCGCACACGCTCCGCGGCGGCGACGTTGACGATCCCCGCGGCCACCACTCCGACCAGTTGTGGAACAGCAACCTCGTGGCCGGCACGCTGAGCGGCGGTAGTCACCCGGAGTCGAACGTGCCCGGGCGGCATCGCGAGGACGATGCCAATCTGGTGGTTGGTTCGGAGCGGGACGAGGGCATGGCGCGGCCGCTGGTGGCCAGGGCGACCGGCTATCGCATGGATCTGGAGAGCGAGAACTTCGTGCTGGCCGACACGCTACGTGTCGAGTACGGCGAGCAGTCCTTCCGTGGCGATGGTGTTGACAACCTCGTGCTCGAGGCCAACACCCTGGGTGCGGGTGGGCACTCGACCAATCCGCTGGACGAGACGCTGATTGCCGACCCGATCTCTACTCGCGAGGGCAAGACGTACACCCACGAGGGCAGGAACAACTTCCGCACCCACAACGTGGTCGAGGCCTGGCAGACGCAAGGCTCCAACGTCGGCGAGATGGGCACGCTCAAGGGCGAGGGCACCAGCACCGGCAACGGCACGCCGTTTGCCAGCGGCGACTTCGGCGTGCGGCGACTGACCCCGCTCGAGTGCGAGCGGCTCCAGGGCTGGCCCGACGATCACACGCGCTGGACCGCGGACGGCAAGGAAATCCCCGACTCTCATCGCTATCGCTGCATCGGCAATGGCGTGGTGGCCCCGGTCGCCGAATGGATCGGCCACCGACTGGTGGAGGTGGACTCGTGGCGGTGATGCCTCATTGGTCAGCCTCGCGGTTTATGACTTTTGATCTCTGTCCCATGAGCTTTAAGGAGAGGTACGTCGACGGCGTGGCGATCGCGCCCACGGAGGCGATGCTGTTCGGCTCCGCGGTGCATCAGGGGCTGGAAGCCCATTTCAGTGGCCAGGACGGCGTACGCGCCTACCGGGCGGCGTGGAAGGCGTACGTCCACGAGCTGGGCCAGGTCGACCGTTCGCTCACCGGTATGGGACTGACGCTGCTCGAGGCGGTCTTCGACCTCGACCTCCACGGCATCCCGGAGCGCGGCTTCAGCCTGGATACGAACGCTGACTTTGGCGCTCCCATCGTCGGCGCCGTCGACCTGTGGAACCAGGACGGCGCGACGATCTACGACTTCAAGACCACCGTCGGGGCGTGGAGTCAGGTCCGCGCCCAGAAAGAGGTGTGGCAGCCGTGCCTGTACAGCCACGCCTTCTGGACGGAGACGGACGTGTGGCCGGCCTTCGAATACATCGTGCTCAATCGCGCCAGCGGCACGCTGAGCCGCTTCCGTCGCGAGTGGACGGAGGACGAGTATCTCGCGCAGATGGGCGCGGCCTGGGACCGCATGGGCGCGATCGCGAGGGCCGTAGCAGCTGACCAGCTCGACTGCAATGGGAACCACGGTTACTGCCCCGAGTGCGGTGCGAAGTGGAGCCACGAGCACGCGTGCGGCCCGACGTCGGAGCGGGTACGTTTGAAGCGGGAGGAGGCGTGGGCATGACCTGGCTACTCATCGCGCTGGGGGCGTGGCTGCTGGCGGCCGGCTGCCTGGGCGCCGCTCTCAGTCGATGGTTCCGTTTCGTACGCGACGGATAACGAAAACGCCCTCGTGGTGCGGGAACGAGGGCGCTCTGTTCTCACGCAGGTGGACCGAACACCTACGCGCTGGATGATAGATCCTGGTCCAGCTGCCGGAGCGCGAGGTGGAGGTACGGCGGCACCTTGTGGACGCCGGCTTCCCAGCGCTGCACGGCCAGCCACTGCACGCCGAGTAGCTTGGCAAGCTTGGCTTGCGACAAGCCACGTGCCGTCCTCCAGGCGCGGATCTCGTTGCCGGGCACCGAGGCGTTGACCTTGTTGAGGCGGTCCGCTCCCGCGGCGGCCTGGGCTGCGCCGCTCGAGCCTGGCCCGTAGACCACCACCAGATCGGGCTGGACACTGTCGCGCACCTGCCACACGCCGTCGACACGTTCCGCCAGGTAGCGGCTCATCGCCGCCGCCTCAGGTCGGCCAGCAGGGTGTAGACGATGCCGATGACGAGGATGCCAAGAGGCAGCGCCAGCACGATCCACGGTAGGTGGAAGCCGACCACGAGGACGAAGGCGGCGACCAGCACCAGCCCCAGCGTGGCGAGGCTGGCGTCGAAGCTCGACTGGCTCATCAGACGCCGTCCTCCGTTGGTAGAACCGTGACCGCAGTATGCGCCAGCACGACCAGCTCCGTGCCGTCCGGCGCGGTGCAGATCAGCGCCGGCTCGACCCTGAGCACGGTCAGCGGCGTGCGGGAGCCGTCCAGGACGCACTCTACGACCTGACCCGGCTTGAGCACGGCCGGGTCGACGTAGAGCGGGATCTCGAGCTTGCGTACTTCGTTGCGTGGACAGAGCGTGTTGTCGGGGGTGTGTGTGGTGTAGCCCCGGTCGCCGCACAGGCAGGCGGTCATGGGACTCTCCTCGCGTACGCCTCAGTCAGGCGGGTCAGGTCGCTATCGGAGAACGGGGTCAGCGCACGCGCCAGTTGCTTGAGCGCGGCGTACTTGTCACGGGCGTAGGCGTCATCTTCGAAGGCGCTGCCCAGATCCGTGGTACCGGCGCTGCGAACTCGAACGCGAGCGCCCACGGTGGGCGTATCGAGAAAGGAAAGTGTTTCGGGTGCCATGTCAGTCACTATATCCAATCGATAACTGTACAGAAGTGAACTTACGGTTGAGCGCTGGTTGCGGCCCACTGGCCGACGGGCGTCATGTAGTGCCGGCCGGCGAGCGCCATGACGGACGCCAGCGTCGGGCCGGAGCCGATGACGGCATCGGAGTCGCGCCGGCGAGCGGTCCAGGATTCACCTGTTTTCGAGAATTCATACTCGCCGTCGCCGGTGATCCACCGGCCAGGTGCTTCGGCGTAGCTATTGCGTCGGGTGTACATGCTGGGTGCCATCCTCTGTTGAGTGAACGAGGCGCGGGTTACCGCGCCTCTGCGTCAGTCAGATACTCACGTTTCGCGAGATCCCATGCGCGTGACCAGAGCACGTTGTCAGATTCGTGTTCTGCCGACGCGTCACTCTCCGGGTCGCGACCAATCACCTGTACGAATGCCGATTCCATGCACTCATTCGCGTCGACAAAATCGTGCGAAGCACATGCGCGGTCATAGTCAGGTGTCGCGTTGCGGCGACGGATCTCTGCGAATTGCTCCGGCGTGACGTTGGCGCGAAGGTCATCAGCGAACGCCTTCGCCAAACGTTGGACCGTGTCGAGCGGCCAAGTCTCGGTGTGCATTGGGTGCCAACCTCAGTAGTCAGAAGTGAACGGTCCCGGGCCTAAGCGGCCCGGTCCTCACGAATATCCGTGACGAACCCGGACGCATCGCTCCGCGCCAGGCCCTTGGCCTTCAGGCCAATCCACACCCCGGTGGGGTCAAGGAAGCGAAGGTCATCGTGATCACCTGACACCACGGACGCGCCTTCGAAGACGAATCCGTCCGCAAGATCGTGCACACAACGGCCCTTCGGCCGACAACCACAGATCTTGAACACGGCCGCGACGTTCCCGCCGGCCGAAAGCACGCGCTCGCAGTCCAGCGCGTTCACTTCCGAACGCGAGAACGTCAGGTGATAGTTCGCCGGCATCTCCCCACGAGCGAAGCGCAAAGCGCGGTCGACATGCTTCGTGTAGTCGTAGAACTGCACGTCCGGAAACCACTCAAGGATCGTTCGGCCATCGTTCATCCGTAGCCGCTCCCACGGCAGATCTGACGTGCCGTTCAAGCGGACGCACGGAATCATGCCAGCGCGACGTGCCGACTCGACGTGCAGCGACAACTCGTGAACCAGCCGCTGATTGAACAGGAAGCGATTCAAGAAAAAGAGCCGTGTCCGTGCAATGCGAGCGCGTTGCACGTCGTTGATCGCGACCGCGTCGGCTCGCTTGACCACGCCGCCGTGGCCAGCCGTGTTCAAACACGACGCCGTGCACCCGGCGCTCCGGTACTGACATACGTCATACCCGGAAAGATCGGCCGGCGCGAAGTACATGATCGCTGTCGAGTAGCCCCGCGCCCGGCCCTTGTCCGTTTTCGGGCTATAGCCCTCCGGCGTGATCAGCGACGTGAACCCGAACTGCGACTTGAGCCGTGACGTGCGGATGTCCGTGGCCGTGGCAATCGCTAGATCCGCCGGCGTGAGCACGGCCGTCACGAGATCACCCGATCAGCTAGCCAGCACGTGAGCCGCGCCGTCCAGCGAAACGGAACAAAGACAATCGTTCGACCGCTGATCGCGTCGAACACTTCCCAACCACGGCCGCTGCGGTCGTAGTCCAGATACATGGTGTTGAGTGCCATGGCAGGGAATATATCGAATGGATATAGGGAATGCAATAACGGGACGGTAACGATTTCCTGGATTTTTGTTAACGCCCCACGCGTGCAGTAGGCTCACGCTATGTCCTCGCCCAGACTCTGGCCAAAGACACCTAGACAGATTAGGCTCGCCAAACACGCGTTCCTTGAGTCGTACGCGCAATGGGCGAATATCAGCTACGGTTGCCAGGTCGCCGGCGTCGTGCGGCAGACCCTCTATAACTGGCAGGAGCACGATGCGGAGTTTGCTCTGGCGTTTCAGCAAGCGGAACTGGCGGCGACTGAGCGCTTGGAACGGGAAGCTTTCCGCCGTGCTACGGAGGGTACTCCCTACAAGCGAACCAGCTACTGGCATGGCGAGCCAGTCGGCACCGATGAGAAGATCGAGTACTCCGATCAACTCATGATGTTGCTACTAAGAGCCCGAAAGCCAGAGATCTATCGCGAGAAGCTTGACGTCACCGTTAACCAGATCGTCAAGGCTATCGCCGGCATCGAACCATCGTCCGTGCTCTAACTCTTGCGGGTCCCTACGCTTGGGCAAGAGAGCGTAGAACGTAGCCTCACCCTGGCAGCAAACTCCGCGGGGGGAGCAGGAACCCGCCAGCTCGCGCACCTGGGCGCGTGCCTAACCTGAACGCGCACGCGAGGGGCACGGGTGCCACCACGCCCCGCCGCGATCTCGGCCCCCATTTGCTCTAGAGCAGAATCGAAAAATTCCCGGATCGGTGAAACGAAAGTCAGGCGCTCTGTTGCTCGACGTCCGGCTCGGCGAGGTACGCGCTGCTGTGGTCGAAGTGCGTGAGCGTCCAGCGTCGGCCGTCGTCCGCGCTGCGTTCGTCGGGGGGCGGTGCGTCGGCAGCACGCTGGTAGACGTGCGTAGGTGGCTGGAGCGGGAGCCGTGGTGGAAAGAGTTTGCGTTGAGCGAGGCACCGAGCGCAGGTTCCCAGCGTGTAGGTTCGGCAACGCCGGCAGAAGCGCATCGGGTTCGGAGAGCGGCCGTAGTCGGAATCGTACGACCGATTCTGAAAAGTCAAGGCCTATGTTACGCTCCGCCGTGAAACGTGTTTCACGGCATGCCGGCACATCTGAACGAATTGCTGCTGTTGCAGAAGCAGGTGGGTTCTGAGCTGGCTGGTTCTCGGGACATCACGGGGCGGGTGTGGGGTCTGCACCTGCTCGAGGACTGGAAGACGCTGTATCTGTGGGTCCAGAGAACAGAGAACCTGGACGGAAACCCCGGGACACAGTCCGTTCCCGTCCAGGCTGAAGCGGGTGCTTCGGAGACAGTCTAGGTGACGAAGCGGCAGGACGCGCTGCTCAGACCGGCTACAGTGCAGGTGGGATCGGGCGCGACGATCGAGGAGCGGCCGTACCAGCCCTTCGGGGCGGCATTAGAGCTCTTCAAATGTCGGCAACGAGAAGTGCTCTTGAGCGGACCGGCCGGGACGGGGAAGTCCAGAGCGTGTCTGGAAAAACTGAACCTGATCGCGATGCAGAAGCCGATCCGCGCGCTGATCGTGCGGAAGACGCGCAAGGCGCTGACCCAGAGCGCCATGGTCACGCTCGAGAACAAGGTCTTGCCGGTGCCGAATCAGGTCAGGTTCCACGAGGGCGACCAGGAGTACCGCTACCCGAGTGGGGCCAGGGTCATCGTCGCCGGGCTGGACGATCCGGACAAGATCGGCAGTACGGAATTCGACCTCGTGTACGTCAACGAAGCCACGGAATTGGACGAGGACGACTGGGGCATGCTGCTGAGAGGTCTCAGAAACGGAGTCCTCTCGTATCAGCAGATCATGGCCGACACCAACCCCAGTGCGCCGACGCACTGGCTCAAGCAGCGCTGCAACCGCGGCGACTGCCTGCTGCTGGAGAGCAAGCACGAGGACAACCCGTCTCTGATCGATCCCACCACCGGCGCGTACGTCGATCAATTGGCCGAAGACTACATGAAGGGCCTCGACTCGCTGAGCGGCTACCAGTACCAGCGCCTGCGGCTCGGGCTGTGGGTGGCGGCCGAGGGCCAGTACTTCACCGAGTTCGACCCACAGATCCACGTCACGAGGCCGTTCGAGATTCCGGAGGAGTGGCCGCGCTGGCTGGCCGTCGACTACGGCTTCGCCGCGCCGTTCTGTTGCCTGTGGCTGGCTCGAGAGCCGGAGACGAGAAGGATCTACGTGTACAGGGAGCTGTACGGGGCCGGCCTCCGAGACGAGCAGCAGGTGGACAGGATCCTCGACGCCACGGGCGACGAGCAGCTGCTGCTCAAGGTCCTGGACCCGAGCATGTTCAACCTCAGGACGGAGCAACAACGTCCGAGCATTGCGGCCGTGTACGCCAGCAACGGGCTGTGGCCGGTCGTGCCGGGCATGAATAGCCGCAAGCAGGGGTGGGCCATCGTTAGAAGAGCGCTGGCCAAAGATACCGAGGGTGGGCCCCGTTTGCAGATCTTTGACGGCAAGTGCCCGAACCTGATCCGCACGTTGCCAACGATGGTTGTCGACCCGCTCGATCCCGAGGACCTGGCCGACAAGGTGGGCAGCCAGAAGACGGAGGACCACGCCGTGGACGCGTTGCGCTACGCGCTCGCCGCCGAGGCGCAGCCGCCGCCGGTCACCGACACGGTCAGCCTGAGGTACGGGTGATGAACAACGCCGACATCAACTTCGTCAACATCCTGACGCTGGGGCTGATGCTGATCGTGCTGTTGCTCGTCGCCCTGGGCCAGCCCCAGTGATCAACGTCGGCTGGGAGCCGGCCTCGGTTGGCACGGAATTGCACACCGACGGATTGCGCACGCACACCGGCGTGTTCGTCATCGACGGCGACCTGACCGTCACGCGTTCGGTGAGCTTCCCGACCGGCTCGATCACCACCAACGAGCTCGCGCCCGAGGCCGCGCAAGCGCTCGTCGGCAGCTTCGTGGACTTCGTCGCCTGGACCCTGCCGCAGGCCTACACGTGGCTCGAGAGTCCCATCCACATCGACCTGTCGCTCAGCGGCGCGCCGATCCGCATCGAGTTCAACGTGCCGCTGTCGTGCGCCACCAAAGGCCAGCACCTGATGTGGGGCGTGACCGTCAATGGCGCGCTCATTGGCCAGGCGCTGGGCGCCATCGATGCCCCGGAAGCGGACTTCGGCATGATGGCCGTCGGCATCTACTACTACCTGCCGCCCAGTCCCGGCGCGGGCCGCCTCGGGCTGGGGCTGCACGGCCCGGCCGGTAGCCAGATCCTGGACGGCCTGCCGAGCACCTTCTACGTCACGGAGCAGAAGCGCTGATGGCCGAGCGGCCGCTGGGCACCTTACCTATTAAGAAGATCCCGCCTACCACGCCCGTGCCCGAGATCCGGAGCGACCGGCCATGATGGCCTCACCGCCCAGCAGCTGGTTCAAGAACAGCAAGTCCAGCGACGAAGACGCCATGGAGCAGGCCACGCTGGAATTGGCCCAGGACCTGCAGCACCAGTTCGCCGACCGCGACGAGCTGTATAGAGACATCGACGCGGTGCTCTTCGGCGAATTGCCCGTGGAGATCCCGGAGGCGTACCGCAAAACCGCCATCGAGGTCAGAAGCCCGCTGGCGCTGCACATCGCGACGACGGTGACCGCGGCGCTGAGCGTCAACCCGATGAGCATCGTCTTCAAGCCGATCGGCTTCGGCGACGTGTACCAGTCCAACTCGACGCTCAGGGAGCACTTCTTCGAGGCCAGCTGGTCCAGGCAGGAGCAGGAGAGCCGCCGGCAGCTGCTCCGGCTGTTCATGTGGAGCCTGGCGGTCAAGGGCGAGGCTGTCATCAAGACCGTCGAACGCACCCGCGCCGCGTGGTCCGGCTACGACTCCAAGCAGCAGGCGCTCGAGCAACAGCTCGCCGCGGAGAAGGACCTCGACCAGGACGCCAGGGATCGCATGTACGACCACGAGACGGAGGGCTACAAGCTCAGCCTGCCGTACCCGATCGCGTCCACCGACGTGCCGCCCGAAACGTTCTACTACACCAAGAACGAAAACGGTCTGACGAGCGTCGTCGAGATCAAGGAATTGCCGTATCTGGAAGCCCTCGAGCGCTTCGGCGTGGGCCTGAACGCCAATGGCGAGGTGGTCAGCCCCAAGACGTGGTCAGGCCTGGACCCCAGGGCTGCCGAGCTGGCCAGGGCGGAGTGGTCGGGCATGATGCGCGGCGGCCACGCCAGCAACTCCAGGGGCGAGCAGACCATTCGCTGCGTCGAGGCCTGGGACTGGCAGCGCCAGATCATCCTGCTGTCCGGTCCGGGCCAGCGCAACAAGGGCCAGGGCAGTCTCGGCGAAGCGACGCTGTGCCGCGTGCTCAAGCACCCCTACGGCGACCCGGTGCTCAAGACGTTGAAGGGACCCTACTTCCACGCGCTGGGCATCACCACCGCGAGCCGTCTGCCGGAGCGAGCCGGACTCAGCATCCTGTTCGGCTTTCTCAGGCTCTTTCCTTTATTAGATAGCTTGCTCACGATGCAGGGTCAGGCGGCGTACATGACCGCCTACCCGGCGTTCAAGAAGACCACCCCGCCCGGGGTCATCCCCGGCCTGCCGGCGATGCCCTACGGCACGGACGCGCGCGAGCAAGCCTCTCAGAACCAGACCATCGAGCCGGGCAAGCTGTTTCCGTTCGACGTGTCACCCATCGATCAGCCCAAGAGCGGCGTCGACGCCGACAAGATCCTGGGCAACATCAAGGACATGCTGGAGTGGGCGTTGCCCAGCGTGGTGCAGGGCATGGTCGCCAGCGATCAATCTGGCTACGCCCTGAACCAGGCCGCCTACCTCGCCAGATTAGGGTGGGACCCGATCGTCTCAAATGCAGAGGTCGCACTCGGCGAGCGCATCGGTTTCGAGTCGTGGCTGATCGAGAACAGGATTTCCGAAAAGGTGTACGCCTGGGGGGAGATTGAAGCCAAGAAGGGCAAGAAGACGATTGGCGGTCAGTCTAAGGCGACGTGGCTCGGGATTGGTCCGGACGACCTCAAGGGCGTCCACCGTTACGAAGTGAAGCTCGCCCCCAGTACGCCCAGCAACGAGATCATCGAGACGCGGGCGATCGGTGAGAAGATGCAGTTGAAGCTGATCACCTACGAGGACGCCGTCGAGCGCGCGGGATCCAACCCCGACGAGGTGGAAAAGTCCTGGCTGCTGCACGATCTCAAGAATAGCCAGGAGATCCAGCAAGAATTGAAGAACGCCATCTTCCAGAAGATTGCCACCATCCGTAGCGCCAGGATGGCCGCCATCGGTCTGCCGTCCCAGATGCCCGGCGCCCCGCCGCCCGGCATGCCTCCTCCCGGAGCTGCGGGTGTCCCTGGCGGGACGCCGGGTGCGCCGCCGATGCCCGGTCCGGGCGGCATGCCGCCGAACCCGGTCCCGTCGCCGGGCCAGGGGCTGCCCATCGTCCCGCCACCCCCCGGTGCAGGTGGCCCGGTCGGTCCGCCACCCGGCGGCATCCCCGGCACGCCCGTCGTTCCGAATCCCCGCGGCATGCCGCTGCCTGGAGGCTGAGTGTGAGTTTCTGGTCACTCCTTAACCGCCCACGGCTCCGTTTCTGTCGGTACTGCCGAGGCGAGTTGCCACTGCACAAGCGGACCAGCAAACAGTTCTGTTCGCGTCGTTGCAGTCAGGCGTTCAAACGCTACGGCTTCCCGCCGCGTCCTGATCCGCCGCCGGAGACGGCCTGATGCCCGGCACGATGATGGACGAGGTCGCCAACGACCTCGCGCTGTGGATCGACCAGACCGCCAACGACATCGCGCTGGCCTTCGCGCCGACCAGGGCGCCGTTCGCGGCGCAGACCACCGAGGCGCAGAAGATCGAGTACTACCGCCAGAAGCTGTTCAACCCTGACGGCTCACCCAATGCTCAGGGACGTAACGAGGAGCTCCAGCGGCTGGGCGTGGAAGGCTTCGGCCTGGTCTACAAGGCCATCATTCGGGCGCATCCGGAGCTGAAGATTCCGACTCCAGAGCCGATCGCAGTACCGGACCAGTGGCCGACTCGCGCTCCGAGCGGACCCGCAGGCGGGCCTCCAGCACTTCCAGGCGCGCCGCCAGGTCCTCCAGGCGGTTCGTTGCCAGGCCCAGGCGCCGCAGCGCCACCGTTAGCTGGTCCGCGAATGCCCGTTCCGCCACGTCCGCCCATGATGCCACGCCCGATGGCCAGTGGCGGCGTGGTCACCGAACCCACCCTGGCGCTGATCGGCGAGGCCGGACCCGAGGCCGTGGTGCCGCTCGCCGACTACCAGTACCAGCAGCCCAACTACTTCACCGGCACGCCCGACCAACCACCACCCGCGTATGTTGCGCCCCAGCCGGGCGAGATCGAGGCCTACATCCGCCAGGCCGCGACGCAGCGCAACATCAATCCGGACATCGCCACCAGGGTCGCGTATTTCGAGGGTGGGCGCGATCTCCAGCACGCCCCCAACCAGCCGCCGTTCACCGATCCGGCCGTGCTCGGCGACTTCAGCGGCCGGCCGTGGGGCACCGGCAAGTCGTGGTGGCCGTACCAGCTGCACTACGGCGGACCCGGTTACGAGCAGTGGGGCACCACGGCCGGACTGGGCAACCAGTTCACCGAAGCCACCGGCTATCAGCCCGGCGACCCGGCGGCCTGGAAGGCGAGCGTCGATTTCGCGCTCGATAACGCGCTCAAGGGCGGCTGGAGCCAGTGGTACGGCGCCGGTCCGAAAGGCGCCAACGTCAGTAATTGGCAGGGATTGCCGAGGAGATAAGCCATGCCGGATCTGATGGGCAACGCCACGCTCGACGACGTGATCAGTGCCATCAACAACAACACCACCAGCATGAACGCCGGCAATCCGTCGGCGGCGACCGCGCTGGCCGACTCGGCGGCCAAGAACGCCTACTACAACTCGCTGGCTTCCGGCCAGAGTGCTAACCAGGCGCTTGAGCAGGCCAAGTTCGAGTGGCAGAAGAAGCTCGACGAAGCTGCCCAGACGGGCATGTGGAACGGCATCTGGAACAACCCCCAGCAGCAGTGGTTCACCACCCAGTTCGGCAACTGGCTGGGTCAGGGCGGCGAGCCAACCACCGGGCAGCAGACGCTCAGCGCTCAGCAGCAGCAGTGGCAGCAGGCCTACAACCTGTCCCAGGCCTACGGCCAGTACCTCGCACCGGGCGGTCCGACGCCGTACCAGGGCTACCAGTCGGCCCAGGCCCAGCAGCAGGCCACCGACCTGGCCGCGCAGCAGGCGCAACTCACCGGCTGGTACACACCCGCGCGTCAGGCCAACGTCAACCCTAACGACTTCTGGGCACAGGACAAGGGCATGCAGGATGCCTACATCCAGTACAACCAGAATGACCCGCAGCAGGCGGCCATGTCCTGGGCGCGGGACGCCTCAGCTGGCCTGAACCAGTTCTACAACGCCAATCCGGACTATGGCCGCACGCAGACGCTGGCGGGCCAGCAACAGCAGTGGAGCCAGGGCTTCCAGCAGCAGCAGTTCGAGGCGAATCAGCGTCAGCTCGCGCAGCAGAACACGCTCGCGTACTTGCAACAGCTCGCCAGCCTCAGAGGTCCGGCCGACTGGGCCAAGTACCAGCAGGTGCTGGGTTCCACCCCGCAGGGCATGCGCGACCTGTATGCCGCAGCCATGGGCCAGTACGTGCCCGGTGGCGGGGCGACCACCGGCGTGGCGCCCACTCCCGTTGATCTCAGCACTATGCAGCAGCAGATCGCCGGCTACGGCACGAACACCGGCATGGCCGGCTATAACCCGCAGGCGCAAGCCAGCGGTGGCCAGGTGTGGGGCTCAGGCATCGGCGTGGGCGGCAACCAGATGACGCCCGATCAGCAGATGCAGGCCACTGGCAACGGCACCAACCTGTACGGCGGCCAGCAACAGCAGTACAACCTGCCGGCCCCTAACCAGATCTCGGCGCAGGCGTGGAACAACTTCACGCCCAGTCAGAAACAGATGATGCTCGGCATGTACGAGTCTCAGGGCTGGAACAAGGATGACGTGACCGCGCTCTACAACCAGGCGCTGCCCCAGTACGGTTCCAACAACGCCACGGCCGGCACGTGGCGCATGACGGGCTAGCATGCGCCCGCGCTTCTACCGTCACCGCAACTGGTGGTACTCGCCTCGAGCACCGCTGTTCTACGTCTTCGCTGACTGTCCGAGCTGGAGTAGACATCCCACCTGGCGGTTCGCGTGAGCATCGACCAGCTGCCGGACATTGACCAGCAGGACTGGGACGCGTACCAGCAGCAGAACCTGGCCGATCAGATCAAGCAGAAGATCGACGGCTTTGGCCTGCAGCAGGCGATCGGCGACAAGATCGCCGGGCTCCAGTCACTGGTGGGTGGCACACCAGAACCCGCGCCGTCTCCGCCTGAGCCGCAGCCGCCGCCGACGCTCCCACCTGACGAACCCCCACTCCCCCCCGTGCCGACACCGCAGCCTCCCGGACCTCCGCCGGACGAAGCGGCGGCTGCGGTGCCCGGCCTACCTAGTGAGCCGTCGCCGCCAGCACCAGCACCCACGCCAGCAGCAGCGCCAACAGCAGCAGCAGTACCAGCCACCACGCCTCCCGCGCCATCTGTTCCGACTCAGACTAGCGGTTCGTCCTCGTGGCTGGCGGACGTGTTCGGCAACGGGCTGAACGCGGTCCAGCAAGCCGGCGGCGACGTCGACTCGTTCATTCAAGGGTTCGGCCAGCACGTGGCCCAGGGCGGCCAGAGCGCCCAGGATCTGGTGGGCGGCGCACTGAACGCGGCCTACGGCGCGGGTGCGGATCTCGACCAGTTCACTTCCAGTTTCCGGGTACCTGACCAGCCATCCCCCACCTCCTACCCAGCGGGCGCGCCGTCCCTCAGCGGCGTGCCCGACTGGCTCGCCACACTCATCGCCCAGAACGCGCCGCCGCAGCTCGCCAGCGACCCGGACTTCATTCGCACAGTGGCCGCCGGCGCGAAAGCAGAGTCCGGGTGGGACGTGAATCGTATTCAGAATGGCTACACCCTGGGCTCTGGCGGCGGTGCTCGAGGCCTGTTCCAGTTCGACATGGGCGGCATGGGCGCGGGCATTCCCGAGGAGCAGCTGCTGGGCCAGGGCGGCGCCCAGTTGCAGGCTTCGCGCATCGTGCCGCTGTACGCTCAGGCGTACGCGTCGGCGCCGCAGGGCCTCACCGGCGCGGAGAAGGCGTCGTGGGTGGCAGCCCAGGCGGAGCGGCCGGCTGGCTATACCGATCCGACCTCTGCGGCGCGCCGCAACTACGCGAGTGCATTCAACGAGCTCAGCGCCGGGCCGGGGCTGACGCCCCAGGATCTGCTGGCCAGGACCGGTGGCTGGGCGCAGCAGGCGGCCAACAATCCGGCCCAGGTGTCGCAGTTCGATCCGCAGCTCACGGCGGACGAGGCGTACGCCGCGTGCGGACCCGCGGCCGCGGTGCGCTTCGCCCAGATGTACGGCCGCAACCCGTCGCTGCGCGAGGCGACGGACCTGGCCCGCAGCGTGGGCTGGACCCCGTCCGGGGGCATGGCCGGCATCGGCTCGGAAAAAGCGCTGATGGACAAACTCGGCGTACCCACCAGGGTGGTGGGTGCCAATCTCCAGGCCATGGCCACCGAGGCCTCGACCGGTAATCCGATCACCATCAGCACGCCCGGTCACTATTTCTTTGCCGATGGCTACGACCCGAACTCGGGCGCGTTCCACGTTGGCCAGTCGGGACTCGACCTCAGGGGTGGGTCGGAGTGGATGACTGCTGACCAGATGCAGGCACGCATGGGCCAGATCCAGGGTGCGCTGTTTGCGGATCACCCGCGGGTACCGGCGCCCAGCACGGCTGACGCGGACACCAACCCGATGGGCTTCCTGGACCGCGCCAGGGACACCATCAGCGGCCTGTTCGGCGGCGGGGGCACGGAGCCGATCTACCACTCGGCCATGGAACCAGCCGTGCAGCAGCTGGATGCCGCGGTCGAAGGCGCCGGCAGCAGCGTCGATCCGTCGCTGTCGCGCACGTTCACCTCGCCAGTCATCCAGCAGGATCAGAGCCCCGGCGACCGGCTCAAGAGCGCGTTTTCCGACTTCATCGATTCGGTGGGCGGCGCCAAAGACACGGCGGTCCAGGCGCTGACTGCCAACAATCTGGACCAACGCCAGCCGATCGAGTGGTCGCCGGAGTTCCAGGCCCAGGCGGACCAGGTGGCCAACACGCCGGTGACGGTGTCGCAGAATCCGCTCGACGTGCTGGGTGGAACGTCTCCCTACGGCGTGGGCACCGCCGGCGAGCAACTCACCGAAGAGCGCAACCGCGCGATCGAGCAGGCCAATCCACTCAGAGATGTGCCGGTGGCCGGCGGCCTCACCAGTTTTGCGGCTCAAGCAGCGCTGGATCCCACCAACCTACTGCTGGCCGGCGAGCCGGGCGTCGCTCGCGCCGGCGCGAAGGTGGCCGGCGAAGCTGCTGGCGAAGCCACGAGTCGCGCGCTGGGCGCGCTCGACGTGCTCTCGCCGCCGGAGGTGGCCTACGCCGCGACGCGCAAGCCGGGCACTACCGGTAACGCCGTGCGCGACGCGACGATCAAGATGTTCCGCGACCAGGACGTCCAGCCGTCGCTGCCCGATCGCGTCGCCGAAGGCGTAGCCAACACCATCGGGCTGGGCGGGCGCACCGGCACGCTCGACCAGGCGGCCGCGGACAAGTTCGCGCAGATCAACCAGATCTCGGGCCGTGCCCGCGAGGCGCTGGGCTCCGCGTTTACGCCGGAGATGGACGCCGAGTCGCTGTTGGCGACGTACGCCGGCCGTGGCGCACGGGCCAAGCTGCTGGTGGACGACGAGATCACGCCGGCGCTGCGCGTGGTGCGCAAGGTGCTCGGCCAGAAGGAAGGCGACGAATACCTGAACGAGTACCGCAAGTACCAGCGCGATCTGGAAGTCGCCAACCTCTACGGCGGTGCGCGCGAAGCTTCCGCTGGCGTCAAGACGGCGGCCGATGCGCAGGCTGCGCTCGACTCGCTCGAGCAGGAGGTGGGTCCTGCCGGCTGGAAGGCGCTCCAGCAGGGCGACCAGATGCTGAATGACGCGACGCAGCGTCTGCTCCAGGCGCGTGTCGACGCGGGCATGATCGATCCTGATCTGGCGACGAAGCTGATGACGGACCAGCCCCACTACAACCCCACCGTGGTGATGAAGTACCTCGATGAAGCGGCCGGGGGAGTGAGCGGCGGCGGCAATCGCCTGGTGACGACGACCAACCTGTTGAAGCGTCTGGCGGAAGAGGGTTCGGCGGACGCCACTGAGCAACCGCTGCGTTCGTTGGTACGCCACTTCATGCAGACCGACGTGCTGAATAACCGCAACGGGGTCGCCAGCGCGATCCTCGACGCCGCCATGAACGACCCTACCCTGGTGGATACGGCCGGCAACGCGCTGGTCAAGCGTATCAACCCGATGCAGCTCGTCACCGGTCCGGAGGTCGCCGGTCCCGGCGGGGCACCGATGAGCCAGTTGCTGGGTGCGCCGTCGAACATTGCCACCGTGCTCAAGCGCATGAGCGGCGACGTGCCCGGTCGTGTCAGCAAGTACGAAAACGGCGAGCGCGTCTACTACGACGTCAGTCAGGTGCCCGGGCTCGAGTCGCTGATGAAGAACCTCGAGGGTGTGGACCCGGGCGCGCTCGGCAAGGTGCTCCAGGCTCTGAATGCGCCGCTGCGCTTCGGGGCGACCGCTGCCAGCCCACCCTTCCTGGTCAACAACGCGATCGCCGACGCGATCACCACCTTCGTACGTGAGGGTGCCACGACGGCGAAGAACATTCCCCGCGGCATGCTCTCGGCAGCGAAGCAGGACGATCTGTGGCGACAGTACATCCAGGCCGGTGGCGGCATGGAATCGCTCTACCAGCGTTCGCCGCAGGACATCGACAAGCTGATCGCCGACACCGGCGGCATCGTGCTCCATGACAAGAGTGACCTGGCCCGATTGGCCAAGGACGCCGTCACGCTGCAATGGATCCGCCGCGCCGGCGAGGTCATCGAGCAAGGACCCCACCTGGCCGCCTTTGAGCAGCACCTGCTCGCCGGCGAATCGCCAGCGGAGGCCGCCACGGCCGGACGCCGCGCTACGGTGGATTTCCAGCGAAGCGGCGACATCCTGCAGCAACTGAACATGGCGTCGCTGTTCCTGAACGCGCGCGTGCAGGGTGGGCTGAATATCGGCCGCAGCCTGCGCGACGATCCGCTGGCGAAGTATCGGCTGGGTGGGCTGGCGACAGCCGTGGCGGCCAACAATCTCCGTAACCAGCAGGATCCGGCGTTCTACGACATCCCCGAATACGAACGAAAGAACAACGCCATCATCATGCTGCCGGGCTCCACAAAGAACGACAACGGCATCGGCTACAAGACGATCAATCGCCTGAGCATCCCGCTGCGCGAGCTGTCCGTGTTCACCGATCCCATCAACTGGATCTCGAGCCATGCCGACCCGGACCAGTCGCACTGGGACCCGCGTTCGCCCCAGGATGTGGGGCTCGGCGTGGCTAGCACAATCTCGCCGATTTCGGGTGACACGTCCGGTGCTGCGGCAGCCTCGATCCTGCCGGCTCCGCTGCGGTCGCCGATCGAGCTCTCCGCCAACCGGCGCTTCTACACCGGCTTGCCGATCGTGCCCCAGGCGTATCAGGACGTGCCGCCGTCGGCCCAGGCCAACGACCGCACCAGTCTGCTCTCGCGACGTCTGGGCGAAGCCTTCGGCGTGTCGCCGATGCAGATCGACTTCCTTATTAATGAGAACCTGGGCACGCTGGGCCGTTACGGGCTGGGCGTGACCGACGCGGCCATGGGTAAGGAAGGCACCAATCTGCCGGGCGCCATCATCGGTGGGCTCACCTCCGGCGTGGTGCGCAACTACGGTGGCCAGATGGCCGCCGACAAGTACGACCGCCTGGACCAGCTCATGGGCGAGTTCCAGGAGCCGGTGGTGGCCAAAACGGTTCGGCAACTGCCCGAATACAACGACCCGAATACCACCGATGACCGCAAACTCTCGATGCTGCGGACCGCGCAGCTGCACCTGCGCGACACGCTGCGCGATCAGGTGGGCATCCCCAATTCGGCGGCCGACACGGGCCTGCCCCAGAAGTACCCCGGCGTGACGGACGCCCAGGAAGAGGCGCACATCGACCGTGCCGTGGCGCGCTGGAACGCGTACAAGTCCGACCCCACCCACGCGCCGCCGCCGACGAACGAGGAGGTCCAGCTTGCCTCGCTCTACGGCGGCATCGTCAGCCCACTCTACAGTGCTTCGCAACGTATCCAGCAACAGGAAAACCGAGCGCTCGATGCTCTGATCGAAGAGCGGCTCGCCACGGCGCAAGGGAGGTAAGTCATGGCCGTCGATCAACCCCAGCTTCCGACCGATGCCGCAGGCTTCAGCCAGATCGTCCTCGAGCAGTGGCAGCGGCTCAAGGCCCAGCAAGCCGCCCAGCAGGCGATCATCGACGCCGGCGGAGCCGATCCCAGCGATCCGATGGGCAAGAACAACGAAGCCCGGAAAATGGTCGCCCAGAACGCGCTCGACAAGCTGAACAGCGATGAGCGGTCGATGCTGCCGTATCTCAAGCCGTCGACGACCGCGGCCTCCACGACGGCACCGACAACCAAGACGGTCAAGATCGGCGACACGGAATACACCTATCGCTGGGACCCGAAGGGCGTGCCGCCCGGCAGCACGGCGGCCACCGGCGCGTTCGTGCTCGACACCAGCATTCCCGGCCAGCCGTCGAGTACGGCGGCTTCAGCCAAGCCGCCCAGCGATCCGTCAACGTGGGTGCCGATCCGCGCCAACCCGTCGGATCCGAATAGCAAGGTCATCGCCCTCCAGGACCCGAGCAACTCGAGCAATCGGGTCAGCGTGCCGGCCGACACCAAACCCGATAAACCGTCCATTGTCGACGGCGAGCGCGGCGCCAAGTATTCGTGGGACGGCACCACGCTCAAGACGCTGATTGCCTCCAGCCCCGAGAAGAAACAGGTCATCCAGGGGCCGGGCGGTCTTGTCCAGACCTGGGACGGCAAAGATCTGGTCACC